CGCGTGTTGCCTCCTATCCAGACTTGTGTTGTAACATCCCATTTCAACACTTTCTCTATCGGTCTTCTTTCATCTTTCAAGTTCACCACTGCTACGTGGTATCCATTGATTCCCTGCCGATATTCTTCTATCCTCTTGGCCACTCTGTCAGCAAATCTTTGTGTAGGTCTGTACTTTTCTCCATCAAAAGTTACAGAATTCCACTTCCCTTTTCGCTTGTTTTCCGGTTCATTGGCTACAAACCCTTCAGCAGTATCAGCGTGTATCGAACGCGTGTATTGCCATCCTTCCACTCCATTTAGTACCTCATCCATTGTTAACAATCGCGCTGGTACTTTTTGGGGCACTGCATCGATGTAAAATTGTTCAATCTCTTGAATCAAATCTTCATCTACACAGTCAGGAGGACTTAAGGGTTGGTTCATCTTTGCTAGAGCCTTTTCCAGCGGTTTTACTCCACATGTTGGTCGAAGTAAAGCTGGCGCCGAATTGGGCTCTGTGAACAAGCCGTGGAACATTGAAGGAACAATTTGGGTTTTGGATGGTAAGCGATGTGCATTTACATTATCCACATTTCCAACAAACTCAATGTTCTCTCCAAGTGCCACTACTGGTTCTCCTGGATGAACTTCAATTCTCTCCTCTATTCCCTGCGTTTCTCCTGGTACTTGCTGAATCTGTTGCTCCTCTGCAGCTTCAAGTGCCCATAGCTGATCTAGAAGTTCCTTAGATACTATGGCTGTCATTCCTGAAACACCTTGCTTTCCAGATACGTGAATTCCTGCTAACTTCCTCTGCAGCCTGTTGTTATTAACATACAGGACGGCACCACAATCTCCTCTATAACATTTAATACCATAAATGATAGCATGAGTTGTGTAGTGTTTAACACCTTGAGGGTCAACATATTCACATCGCTGTTCCGCGTATGCTCCTGAAACTCTATGCAAAGAAGTCTTCATAGCGTCGCACTTTACCAGCACTACATCACTAAGATCCTGATCTTTGTAGTCCTTCATGCTGATAAAGTGGTGTGAAATGTCTTTCATTGGTTGAAAATCTTTAGGCAATTTCACCAAGATGACATCATCCTCTCCAATCTCAAAGACACTGGCAGCAGAAAGCTTAAACGTATAATGTTTAACTTCCTTCGTCCGCCAGTAATCTATTGTTATACTGGAGTCAGGATGTTTCACCACTGGGGTAAACATGTGCTTCGCAGTTATGAAGTATCTATCCTTCAAAAACAGCAAGGCACATGCAAAAC